ATCACTGGCACTGGCACTAATGTCGTGCGTGAACACCCAGCCGTTAGACATAACAGACTGACTAGGAACACTGTCTTTGGCGGCATCAACATAAACATATTCTTTCTCTCTAATTGTATTTGTTCTATCAACATATTCAGTAACTACATTATTGCTAATCTCTAAATTCTTTCTCTCTAGTTCGGCAACTTGTTCGCTTGCCCTAGCAGAGAATCTAGCAAGTTCTGCATCAGCATAAGCAGATCCCTTCATGTATCCATATACAAACACACCAAGTATTAAAGCAGCACCTGCTAGTAACTTATATGGTAATGGGATCATACCGAACATATTTAATTCCTTGCTATATTTATATATCTAAAAACTGTTTGAATGAAATCGACTCTTGAATACCAAGACCACGTCGAACATCTTTATACATCTCATGTTTGTGCGGTTTAGACATGGAAGTTGGTGCCATAGCATGAAAAGTTTTCTCATCACCATCCCGCACCGCCTTGCGCATCTTAGTAGCAGATGCACCAGCGACACCTTCGTCGGCATCAGTTCTTGTTCCGCCGACTGTCTTCACCTTTATCGACTCAAAATTGTAATGACCATGGCGAGATTCGACACCATTATACTTGTGTATTAATGTGTGGTATTCATGTGCTCTATCAGATCCAGCATGAACAACGATATTCTTCACACCTTGACTGTGCAATTTAGACAAGTGATGGAGTATAGTGGGTGCACCCTTGCTCATTGCTTCGATATTCGCAGAAGGAAATGCTCTTTTGAGATGCTTAACCTTTTGCTCTGGAGTAAGAGGGTTTTTATTACCATCATGGGAGGCAGTGGTTAGAATAGTATGAGTTGCATTGTCATGTTTTGCTGCATCCAAGACCTTATTGATCATCATGGCATGTCCAGCATGAACAGGCGCGAATCTACCTATTGTCAGATGATGCGATCCACTCATTACTTTTTACTCGCTTTGATCATTTCACTGCGAGCGAGATTTGCTACGGAGAATCCTTGGCGATCGACAACCTTCAATCCATTATAGACATGACCTTCGCCACCTGCCGCAGCACCTGCGATAGATGTACTGAAACCACCTGCACCAGAAGAATCTAATCCTCTCGAAAGGTGATTAGTTGCCTGTTGCAAGTGGTGATGGATTTCTAAGGTGTCGTTGAATTGCTTTTGGTGTTTAGAAACATGATCCATCGCATCATCCAACACCTTCTTTTTAGTAACCTTCGTCTTGTCAGTTTTAACTGCATCAATTTTTTTCTGATGCCACTTCGTAAGATAACCTTTATACCCCTGAGTCGAAGGTGTATCATCGGTTGACAACGTTGAGTTAATATACTGACGAAGTGTTCGCTCGTGCCCAGTATGATGGTCATAAGTATGCGACGCCATCATCTGCTCTGCCTTCTTCAGATGTTCATCTGCTTTAGACTTATATTCTTTTGGAATAACTGCTTGATCTTTTGATACAAGGTGTTGCACAAGATGAACATCAGGATGATGATTGAAACCATCAAGATTAGTCAGAGGTTTTGCCCCTGCTGGAGTAATCTTAGTGTGAATGACAGCACTTACTTTAGATTTAGCAAGTGCCTTGCCTTCAGGACTATTAGCATCTGTCTCATATTTAATTGTGTTTGGTGTATGAGAAATCTTTCCATTCTCATGCTCTCTGGATTCACGATCCGACATGTATCCGCCTTGATACTCACCTGGAGTATGCGGAATAACTTTTGGAAGATGTGCAAGAAGAAGTTTTAGCGGATGCGCAAGATATTGTTTGTGACTATGCTGGTCTTCAACATCTTTCTCAGAGAAATTGTAGGAAGATCCCGTTCCTTTATACTTAACGCCGACTTTACCATCTGCTCTGCGAATAACATTGAATGACATTCTGTCATCAATCTTACGAGTCATGGATGGTGCTTTACTGGCAGAAACCTGCTTTAATGTCTTTAGTGCATGCTTTGCTGGTTGCGGTCCATCAAATAGTCTATCGGATGGATGCTCAATGTGAAGAATTGCTGCTTCAGAAAGGAATGATAAGAAACTTTGCATAGGGATCCTAATATAATGTTACTCCCTATTTATAATAATTGTACCCAGTTGAAATTCAATTTAGTATCTTTGTATACGACATTCTCGATTTCGAACAATGGAGTATATATTAACATGTTCTCATCATCATAAACTGGAATCTTAGCAGTATCATCCACTCTTGCTTTTCTACCGCCACGACGACAAGTTAAAACCAACCAGTCTAGATTAATTTTTTGATATTTTTTCTCGAGATGGGATAGAAATTCACGATCTCCATAATGAAACGGCACGAACGATTCATCATACCCACCAGAATCTAAGAATAGTTTTCTGGGTATCATGAATTGATTTAATGCTGTATACGTGTTCCCTCTACCTTTAAATTTGGCATTAAGTTCATACCAAGAATTAAGGTCGAGGGTTTCGGTTTGTAATCTCTTGAGATCAGATGGTTGTATTGTGTAGTCTATGTCTAGAAACAATAACCAGTTAGATTGTGCTACTCTTGCAGCAAGATTGCGACAACCATGCCCGTTGAACCCAATATCTTCAGTGACTTTATACAGTGAAAAATTAATATTATCATTTAGTACATGTTCTTTGAGAACATTTTCTGCAGGTTCTATCTGAGAACCATCATCAATCAATATAATATTTACTGGAGTATTGTAGTGGTTCCATCTCTCGATCTGAGTTTCGAGATAGAATCTTTCATTGTAATACGTTTGAATAATTGTTATATTATTGCGCGACAATTCCCGCCATCTCCTCAGAGGCATCAACGACAGTCAAGTCAGTTGCAGGAAAGTCCACTGATTGTGTCAAGTGATACTGCATGTATTCATTATGTGTCATTGAATCATCAACATACAGTTGCCAACCTGAAAGAGTTTCGTGGAGTTGGGGATAATGATTCTCAATCATGTGTCGCTTAGAATCCATTACCTTACCAATCTCTGGTAGTGTTGGTTCATAATCAAACCGAGCAATGATATATTCTTTGCCGCCCGATGCTCTCCATAGAGGCATGTCTTCTGTTCCTGCATTAGTCCAAACCAATGTGGTCGCGACCAACTTCAAATTCAATTCTTGTGTTTCAGTTTCTTCAGTCATAATCTATCCTCTTATTAAAAATGGTGATACCAGTAGGATTCGAACCTACGACCTAGAGCTTAGAAGGCTCTTGCTCTATCCAGCTGAGCTATGGCACCAATTACTATTCAACTATACTATACTTATTTAATTTTGTCAAGTGTTTTCTCGAAATCTATCACGGTCTGGATAAACAAACCATCCAGTTGCAATATATTTTTTTCCGACCAGATCTGGATTTGCTCTATGAATGTGAGTATATGCAGCAGGCCAAATAACCAGCGTTCCCGCAGTAGGTGTGTATGCTGTTTCCTGATGTTTAAATTCAGTTTTTCCACCTTCTTCAACATCATTCAAGTATAACATCCAAACTGCAAATCTTCCTGGAGATTGTGTTCCTGACCCTTGTTCATGATGCCATTGATGAAATCCTCCTCCTGTGTCGGAGCGCTGGAATTTCCATCCTGATGTAAAGACTTCGAAAAATGATTTTGAAGATGCAGAATATGCAGTATTATACTTGCGCCAACTACGGGCCAAAGTTTCAACTATCTTATCCTCTGATTTTTTCAATGATCCATAACTACTAGTAAATATATTCCAATCGGTTCTAGAAGAATCATCAGACAAGATACAAGCATTCCCAGGATCTGGGCGCGAAATAATATCATCGATCCTATCACATACCTCGGCACATTCCTCAGCAGTCAATACGTTCGGATACAGTTCTATAAAATTAGAAGTCAAATTTAGACAACTCCCTCATTCGTGATCCAGTTGGAGTCCGCTCAAACACAGGAACAGCATCTTGCCCTGAATCGGTGATGCCTTGTTGAGCAGATAACTCTAGATCATACAGTTTCATTTTACCACGGTCGATCCCAACCATGAACCTTTTATTTATAGCAGGGTCATTATAGCGATTCTTCAACTGCTTGACCATGAGTTGACCCATGTTCTCAAGTTCTTCAGTAGAGATGAGAGCAAACATCAAGTCAGCAGTTGCAGGCAAACCAAATGACTCCGAAGTATCAGTTAGATCCACATCACTGTTCGCATATCCACCACGAGTAGTTTGGGTGGCAGAAACAACAGGTAAATCAAACTCAACTGCGAACCCACGAAGTTCTTCAGCAATTGCCTTTACATATGTGTAAGAGTTAACACCAGCACCTGCTTTGAATCGACTAGATGCACAGATGTTAAGATAATCGACGAAAATAATATCAGGACTAAAGTTACGCTTCAGTTGTAGTTCGTTTAGCAATGCTTTGAAGTGACCGACATGCGCACTAGCAGTAGGATACTCCTTGATGATCAGTTTACCTTCAGTCTTTTTCTTAATCTTATCAATACGATTATCAAACATGGACTTAGATAGGTCTTTGAGATCCTGAATATTTACATTCATCAAGTTCGCATCGATACGTTCAGCGATGCGTTCTTCTGCCATTTCCAAGGTGATATACAGAACGTTCTTACCTTGACCCAAAGCACCTGCTGCCATGTGACACATGAACAAAGACTTACCAACACCAGTACCAGCAAGAGCAATATTCAAAGTCTTGTTTGGCAGACCACCATTGGTAATTTTGTTGAACATGTCAAGATCGAATGGCATCTTGTTCTCAACACGGTGATAGAAGTCGAACCGTGATTCTGAATTGTCAAGATAATCATGACCGACATTATTGTCGAAGCAAACACTCAATGCATCCTGGAGAATGGAAGGAATACCATCTTGTGTATGTTGTTTATCATCACCGTCGATAATCTGAATCGATTGCATGATTGCATTGTAAACTGCCTTGTCCTTACAGAACTTCTCAGTCTCTTCAAGCAACCACTTCTCATTCACATCAAGAGAATCATCTAGATGTGTCAGTTTTTCATTGATGTTTTTAAATTCATTTTCGTTTATACTACGGTCATTCTGCACTGCGATTTCAATTGCTTCGACTGTCGGAAGTGAATTATACTTCTCGATAAACTCTCTAGCATAATTAAAAATCTTGCGCTCAGAAGTATCATGGAAATATTCTGGTGTTATGAATGGAATTACCTTGCGAGCATAGTCTTCATCAGAAAACAATTTACTCAGTATAATCGTCTCGATCTTCTGCAATTTTTAAATCCTCTATCTCATCATATTCATTTGCAATTCTAATGCAACATGGTTC